AAAAAAAGATAGAATAGAAATAAATAAATTGATGAAACAACCAGATGAAAGTGCAGGGGCTGAGGATGGATATCAAAGACAATTATCTAATTATATAGTATATTTTTTATGGATATTAGTAGTCCTAATTTCAATAGGATTAAGTATACATTTATTATCTAGTGAGTCGGTATCAGTAATAACATATTTATTTGTAGCTATATGGGTAGTAATGTTGGCAAAAATTTATTATAAAAATGTAATTTATTATGTAGGTTGGACATTAGACTATATATCAAATGTAATTGTAGATTCTGTATATTAATATATTTTTATTATCATATAATATATTAATAATGTCATATAATATCCAAGAAGGAGAATTTTATATAAATCAAAGAAAAAAACAAGAAAAATGTTTATCAAAAGATTTAGATATAATAGAAGGTTTTACTGTGTATTCAAGACAATCACAAAAAAAAAATCCAAGTAATTTTGTTATTCCTGATGGTGCTGATCCAGGACAAACAATAATGTGTGAACCAGATAAAATAAGATATATAAGAATAAGTCAAACAAATAATTATCTTCATTTTCAAGAAGTTCAAGTATTTGATCAAACAGGAAGAAATGTAGCCATTCAAGGTGGTTATTCAGATGACTATGAAATGACCAAAGGTTTCTGTAGGAAGACGACTAATGAAGGTGTTGGTGTAGGGACTCCTGGTTCAGTATCTCAAGGAACATTAACAACAGAACAATGTGAGGAAAGATGTTCTTGGAGCGGATGTTCAGCATACGAAATTCAAACAGAAGGATCAACTGAAGGATTAAATCCAGGTTGTTGGACTTATTATGATCCAATGGTGAAAGGAGATGGAAATAAAAATGCAATATGTAGAGTAAGACAGCGGGAAACAGGTACACCAATAGCGACAATGAGTTCCTATTATAAGGGTACTAACCCATATATGGCTATTAATGGAAATACCTCAGATAATCAACCATGGCCTAATAGTGTGCATACAGCCGTAAAAGGAGGATGGTGGGAAGTGGATTTAGGAAGACCTGTAGATGTAAAAAGAGTAGTTGTATATAATAGACCAGATTGTTGTGAAGATAGATTAAGTGGAGCCGAACTAACATTAATAGATAGGGAACATAGAACAGTATTAACAAAAACTCTAACATCAGCAAGGAGACAAGAATTCAATATAGATGTAGAAAAAAAAATGTGTGGAGGTCCAGTTTTACAACAAAATATAGATGATTTTGAAAAGTTGAGGGAGTTACGAAATAAATATAATAAGCAGTTACAGGAATATAATCAATCGGTAAAAGCGCTATTAGAAGACTCACAAACATTTATAAATGCAAGTAATCATAATAATAATACATTTGCAAATTCTTATGTAAGGGATAGTGCTAATGGTGCAGTTGGATATGTAACATCAAAGGGAGTATGGAAATGGATAACAAGTCCGTCTCAAGGAAATTCGATTCAAGGAAAAGCTAGTTGTCCTCCCAATTGGACAAGTTATACTAATACGAAAGCAGATTCTGGGCAAATGTATACAATTGGAAATGCTCCACAGGGAGAAATAGTAAAAATGAATGGTCAAGAGTTAATAAAAGGAAGTAATATGATAGATAATCAGACATGTAACAATGCCGGGGAAAATATATATATAACAAATCCAACCGCAACAACAGATAGACAATTTGTAAATTGTAGTAGAAATGTAGGAAGTTATCAAGATGACTTAGGTAATGCGACAATGGACATGTGTAGTAAAAGAGCCGAAGATATGGGGTCAAATGTGTTTCAATTAGGACCAGATCAAGGAAACGGAAGGGGAAATTGTTATATAGGTGGTGGTGGTGGTAATACAGTATCAGATTCTATATGTTCAGTAGCACCAGGAGTAGGAAGAATGGGAAGAAATATGCCAGGAAAATTTGAAAATGTAGGGGGTAAGAAATGGTGGCAATTTGATTATGAATGGACACCTGGTTATACTGCTTATGCAACATATCAAACTAAAAATGCTGATAATTCAAATTTAGGACAAACATTTCATATAACAGATAATTTAACAAAGAAACAATATCCGAATGATATGATATTGGGATATGGAGATGAATTTGAAATAGCATCGGGATATAATTCATATGGGAATGATATAATAAGTGGGTCAGGATTAACAATAGACCAGATTAAACAAAAATGTATAGAAACTCCAGGGGCAGCAGGATTTTATGTACTTGGGAATAATTATTGGATAAAAAATGCTAATATGTGGCCAAATGGGAGAAGACAATATACAGGAGGAGATTTATATGTAAGAATAAAAAAGATAACTAATAATAATAGTTGTAGTAATAAAGTAAATTTTTCTCGACAAGAATATGCGAGAGGATATGCGGATGACGGGATGATGAGTATGAATGCTACATGTGGTTTAGGAACTATAAATGAGAGAGATAGAGAATCTATAAATGCACAATATATAAAATTAGTTGGTATATTAAATGAAATAAAAGAAAATATAGCAGAGTTAACAGGAGAAGATATAAAATTAAATAAAAAATTAATGGATGAGCATAAATTAATGGAGCAAAGGTTAAAAAAATATGAGCAAGTATATGGTAATATAGGAAGAGAGAAAAGATTAATAAATAGAGATGGTGCATTTGAAGAAGATGCAACATTAAATATGTTGAGTAATAATAAAATGTATATAGTTTGGAGTATTTTAGCATTAGGATTAACTTTTGGAGTAACAAAATTAACCAAATAAGATAAAAATTAAATTTATATATTATCTCTCCTGATAATATATAATGGATAGTCAAACGATTCAACAAGAACAACAACGAGATATTCAAACAATACAAACAATAAATCAGATAGACGCACAAATGGGGAGTTTGTATCAAAATTTAGAACAATTGAGTGTGCAAAGTAATCCTGATTTAAATAAACAAAATCAAATTATACAACAAATAGAAAATCTACAACAATTAAAACAAAATTTATATCAAAACTTAAGCAATAGTTATTCTTCAATGCAAACAAATGTAGCGGAAGCGCGTGATGCATTAGTAAATGAAATAGCAATAGGAGGAGTAGTAACAAATGAATTAAAGAATGCAAGTAATAATTTAAATGTTTTACAACAAGAGAGATTTAACAAATTAAGAATGGCAGAAATAAATGATTATTATAGTTCAAAATATTCAACACAAACGAATGTAATGAGGACAATAGTTTATTTTTGTATTCCGATATTAATTTTAGGAATTTTGATGAAAAAGGAGATAATTTCTCAAAATATAGCTTTAGGTATTATTGGAGTATTAGCAGGAATATGTATATTTGTAGTAATAATGCAAACAATTGATATAATGAGAAGAAGTAATATGGTATTTGATGAATATGATTTTCCGTTTGATCCGAATAATGTAGATGCAGGAAGTGGAAGTGGTGATGATCCAAAAAAGAGAGATATGACCTTAAATTGTGCAGGCCAATCTTGTTGTCCAGAAGGAAATGCATTTGGAACAGTATGGGATTCAGTGAATAACCAATGTGTAACTCCAACTTATTTAGATTCTCACAAAAACGATAATACTAGTTCAGAGGGATTTGTAGGAGCAAGATGTTTACAAAATTCTTTTAACAAGAATGATTTTAATATAAATGTATTTAAAAATTCGGAAAGTGTAGTAAAAGGATTTAATGTAAAAGAAGAAGAATATGCAAAGTTTTAAATCTTATAATATATTAATATAATGTCAACAGCTAAAGATTTTGATCCAGATATGCCATCACAAATAAATTTAAAAAAACCACCGAAAAATAAGGGCGGATGTATGACTCCAGATGACTTAAACAAGTATTTAGATATAAATAAATTCAATGATATGATGGCTAATGTTAGCCAACAAGCAACTGATTTTGTGACTAATTTTCAAAAGGAACAAGCAGCAATTCCTAGAGTTGAAAGTGATGAAAGATATAGAATAACAGCTATGAATAAATTAAGAGAATTAAGAGATGAACATAACAATTTAATGAATAGACTGAGAAGAGAAGAGACATATTATGAGGCTGCAATTGAAGGTGCAGGAAATACAAAAGCATTATTTACAATGATAGAGAAACAGAATAAAGAGTTAAAATTAATAATAGAGAAATTAATTCATAATATAGAAATATCAGATAGGAAGACATATTATGAGAATGAACAAAATGATTGGGCAGGATGGTGGGCACATAATTTAATGACAAAATATTGGTTGTTAATTTTTTTAATGATAGTAGGAGTAATAATAACAAAACAAATAGCTGATATAAAAAAATGGGGAATGATAGTAGGATTAGCAATATATCCATTAGTAACATTTTTTATTTTAAAAATAATATACAATTTATGGGATTGGATAAAAACACAAACAACTTGGGTATATTTGAATTCAAATTTATAAAAATTATAATAATATTTATATTTATAATTTTTACTATTTAAAAATCTTCATCATTGTCTAATTCAGGGTCAAAATCATCATATATAATGGATACATTAGACCATACACCTCTAACTTTTTTTCCAAATTTTTTATTCATATATTCGAATAAATCTCTGCCCTTTGGAATATTTTTACCATGATGTAATTGAAACCAAGATTTAAAAACTTCATATAAACTAGTTTCTTTGATTTTAGATCCAGTACATTTCTTAACTTTATCGGAAATAAATTCACTATAATAATCCTGAGTGTTACGATAATTGAGACTACTAGATTTAACAGCATCACATACATTTACAAGACCAGAAGTCTGACATGCTTTTTCAATTAACATAGAAAGGAAAATAGGAGCCCAAGTAGTAAATTTATCGCCTAATTTCTTGTCAAGTTCGAATTGATGTTCTCTATCATCATCAAAGTCTTCTTTTTTACAAAATTTTGAAATAAATTCGCAAACACAAATTCTTCTCCATGTGCCTTCATCATTACTTCCGACATCTAGAAGTGTATTAGTACATACAACTAATTTAAATTGAGGAATAAATGTAATAGAATCTTTGAAAAGAGCACGGCCTTGAAGAGGGTCACCACCAGTAATTTCTTTCATAATACCTTCATTAATTTTATCTCCTTTGGAAGGTTCTTGCATAACGGCATATCTAGCTCCTTTTAATTGAACGATTTCAGAAGAAGTAGAACCGATAGAATTTCTTTTGGCAGTAATAAGAGTAATAGGAACTGTAGCTTTATAATCGCCAAGAGCAAAACCCATAAGTTCAACTAATTTGGATTTGCCATTAGAGCCAGAACCGTTATAAATATTAAAGGTTTGGTCGTTATTTTCGCCAATAAGAGTGGATGCAAGATGTTCCCACATATACTCTCTTAACTCTCTTTTTGGGAATAATTGTTCCATAAAATAATTAATTTCGTCGATAGTTTTTTTATGTTTATTATGATCAAGTTTAATATAATTATTTTTAGTGCTTTTAGATAAATAATCGTCTGGTTTACCCTTTCGGAATTGTTTAATTTCAAAATCGAAAACACCATTTTCAAAACATAATAATTTTGGATTAGCATCTACTTTATCAACAAATTCCGTATCATAAAAGATTTCTTTGGCTTCTCTCATAATATTATCTTTAATACCTCTTCGTTTAAGATTAGCTGCAATTTCACTAGTTTTTTTAATTTTTTTAGATAAAGTTTGTCCCTTTTCACTATTAGGATCAATTGTGCCACTGCTTAAATAAGCCAAGTCAGTATTATATTTATTAATATAAATAGAATGTAATTCTTTAGAAATTTGGATTCGGAGATCAGTGCCACCTTCATTTTCGATCCATCTATGATTTTTGTAAATATACCACAAGTCTTTTTTAATAGAAACACATGTAAAATCATCTTTATACATATAATATAAAACCATTGCAAAATCAAAATCAGTATCACCATGAGGTAAAATAGTTTTTTCAACAAAATAATCGACTGTTTTTTCTCTAATTTCTTTATACTTTTCGAAATTGTCGTTTTTAACCCAATAAATAATAGAACGGTATGTTAAAGCATCTTCATTATTATTACCCCAACTACACCATTTTTCATACAAATCAGGAATATTATCAAAATCAAATTTGGTCGATTGAGCACTGAAAGCGATAAATGTAATAAATAAAGATTCATGAGTATTTTTTAGAGCCCATCCTACACGAATCCATTTATCATATGGATTATAGAAATTTTCTGTGAGTGCCATAGTATATTCATGTGTTTCTTTGATATAATAATTTTTGTCTTGTTCGACATTTTCTAGAAAATTATCAATACATTGATCAAGTTCATCTTGACAAGAAACTTCCAAAATATCCATATTTTTGTTATCAATAATTTTCAATTTATTTTTAGATTTACTGGATTTTTTTTTGGAATTTTTAATGGATTCGTATTCTTCCATAATTGCTTCGTTCATGGGAATTTGAATATGTTGTGTATATTGAGCAGTTAATTCAGGGAATCGATTTTTCAAATCGAATTTTTTAACATCATTTATAGAAAGACATAAATCATTATTGTCGTCTATCATAATATCATATAATTTTGTAAGTAAATATGGTTGATTACCGGGTTTTCTGGAGCCATATAATTGCCAATTTGTTCCTCCAGTTGTAATACCTTCATCTAGAACTTCTTCCCATGTATTTTGCAAAGGTAAGTCACACCAAATATCCTGTAATTTTCGAAGAATTCTATTTCTTAATATAATTTGTAATGGTCTTTCAATATGAATACCAATGATCATATGAATACCATCTTTGGTCACTTCATCAAGCATATTGACATCTTCCTTTTCAAATATATATACAGGAATTCTAGTATTAGCTGGAATATTTAAAATATCTTTTAATTCTTCAAAATACAATTGAATCATGTCAGTAATATTATCTTCTGAATGTTGACGGTCTTCAATTTCAGTTTCATAACGAAAATCAAAATCAACTAATAAAGGACCGTTATCTGGATGTTGTTTTTCAGTAAGAAACTCGAGTTTTCCACTTGTGAAAACATGTTTTATATATTTATCATAAAAGTCGGGTAAATTTTCAATAGTATATACTCCACCCTTAACAGATAAATTATTATCTCCTATTCTAGTATGAGTAAACCCTTGACCTTTTTGAGAATAAAAGCTGTTTAAATAAGATTCAAATGATTTTTTCATATTAGACATAATATGTTATATATACACATATTATTTTTATGTCAATTTTTTTATATATGTTAGAATAATTAAAAATTAACGACTAATAAATGGATTTATTATTTTTTGGGGATAAATAATCAATAACTTTCTTAATATTAATTTAAATAAAAATATATAAAAATATATTAGTAAATATAATTTAAAGATGAGTTCGGATAACACCAATGGTGAAACAATAGTTATATCACGGGAAACTACAAGAAGGTTATTAAAAGATGTCAGAGAATTAATAAAAAATCCTTTGAATGAGGAAGGAATATATTATAAGCATCATGAATCAGAAATGTTGAAAGGATATGCATACATATGTGGACCTAAGGATTCAGTATATTTTGGAGGAAATTATTTTTATGAGTTTAATTTCCCATATGATTATCCACACCGCCCTCCAAAGGTTACTTTTTTGAATTTGGGTGGTATTGATGGTAATACAAGGTTTCATCCAAATATGTATAAGAATGGTAAAATGTGTTTATCACTTTTAAATACATGGAAAGGAGATCAGTGGACTGGATGTCAAAGTATAAGAACAATTTTGCTGACGATTCTCTCTATTTTAGATAATGGTCCTTTATTACATGAACCTGGATTTACAGAATTAAGTGCAGATTTTAATCCATATAATAAAATTATTAAATTTAAAAACATAGAATATAGTGTTTGTTATATATTGCAAAATAAGGCGAAAAATCTAAAGCTAGTAAAAGAAATGTTTGAAGAGGATATAAAAAAACAATATGAAAATAATAAAAAAACCTTAAAAGAAGTGATAGAGTCTAATATTCAATCGGAAAATGGAGAAAATATTCGAACTGGAATTTATAATTTAAAGGTGGAACTACATTGGAATAAATTATTAGATGAATTTAAAAAAATTAAAATATAAAATTGAAACAAAATAAAAATAATATATATATAATATTTAAAGATGCACTTCTGTAATAAATGCAATAATATGTATTACATCCGAATTGATTCGGAAGATGAAAATAAGCTAGTATACTACTGTAGAAATTGTGGTAATGAGGATGATCAGTTAACTGCGGAAAATATATGTGTTTCCAAAATCCAATTAAAAAGAAGTGAACAAAAATTCAATCATATTATTAATGAGTATACAAAATTAGATCCTACTTTACCTAGAATTAATACAATTAAATGTCCTAATAGTGAATGTAGTAGTAATAAACCTGATGGAGAAAGAGAAGTTATTTATTTGAGATATGATGATATAAATATGTTATATATTTATTTATGTGCGAAATGTGATACTGTATGGAAAACCCAAAAAAATAATTAATTCATTAATAGCATTATTTATAATAATATATTTTTTTTAATAAAAATTGAACTTAATATAAAAGTAATATGTTATATTATTATAAGTATGAGTGATTTAGAATTATCTGATAATGAATCCATTGGGCAAGTATCGGACGATGAACAAGATATTGCTCCAACATTTACTAAAAAAACAGTGAATATTTCTGATGAAAAATTAAAAGAATATGATGAAGAAGGTAATGTAATTGCGGATTATAATGAAGATGATGATGAAGATGATGAGGAAGAAGAACAAGTAGAAGATCCAGATGAGGATGTAGAGGATGATGAAGAAATTGATTATGATGATGAAGATATGGAAGATCCCCAGGTTACCGTTGCTAAAAAGAAAATTGCCAAAAAAACACAAGCTTCAAAAGAGGTAACCACCTTACCTGATACACAGATAGAATTACCTAGTGTATTTGAAAAGGAAGATGATGATTATGATTCTGGTAGTGATGAAGAAGAAGATGAAGACTATTTACAAAAATTTGATAAAGAAATTAGAGAGAATTATATATTAAGTCAACATCCTGAATCATTAATACATAATTATGATGAAATATATAATTTAGCAAAAGTCCAACGCAACAAGGAAAATATTATAGTGGATAATTTACATAAAACGATTCCAATATTAACCAAATATGAAAAGACAAAAATATTAGGTTTAAGGGCAAAACAATTGAATAATGGTGCGGTTCCTTATGTTAAGTTAAGCACAAATATAATTGATGGATATTTAATTGCCCTTAAAGAATTAGAACAAAAAAAAATCCCCTTTATTATTAGGCGTCCACTACCAAATGGGGCTTCAGAATATTGGCACCTTCAAGACTTAGAAATCATTTAACTTATTAAGTATAATAGGAAATATTTCTTCAAAATTAGTATAATCCAAATAGGAAATACTAATACTTTTTTCATTTTGACTTAAATTATTTTCTTTTACTTTTGGCACTTGGCGATCCGTATAAATAAATATACTCACCTTATTTAATCCATTATTTATGTCTGTCAATTGTTTATGATGTTTAATAGTAGAATTGGAAACTAAATGAATCATTATATCTGATTCATTTATTTTTGAACTATCGTTTATAAACATCTTTATTGGCAATTTTTTTATAGAAGTGATAAACTCCCATATTTTAAGATCTTGTGACGAATCGTCATAAGTTAAATAAATACTTTTGTTTGCAAAGACAGAAGAAGCGGAACCCATGATTGATCATTAAGTATTTGAAATTTATAATTAAAAAATATAACTTTATAAACTTCAATTTTTTTTTTTGATTAACACTTCCATCTATTACCACAATCTAAACAACTTACAAAAGTAGTCATCGGTTCATCAGCAGATCTAGTTTGTAATTGATAATAAGTGCATTTTTTTGATTTACATTTCCAACACTTAAAATCATCAGTTGAAGCTTCTAATTTGGGTTCATATTTATTTTCGTCTCTTATTTTTTTTAGTTCTAATAATTCCTCCCATTTATTTGGTTGCATTTCTTGATGTGTCATAAAAGCAACTTCATGGGCTTTTATTTTTTTATTTAAGATTGAATTAATTAACTCTTTATCTTTCAAGTTAATTGTTATTGTCCTTAATCTATTTATGTATAATTTTACAAAATAACTATTATCCCATTTCTTAACAACATTTATTTTTTCAGCATGCTTGAGACTATAATTAAATATTCCTTTTTCTAAATTACTAGCTAACTTCTCATTTTTTAATAATTTTTTTAATTTAATAACAACATTATTTCTAAATTCTTGTGGGTTTTCTACCTTGCGCATATTCTATTTACTATATTAATAATACTATTTCTTTAATCAATTTTTTTTATTATTTATTCATCATCACTATAACTATAATCTTCATATTCTAATTCTGACATCTCATCACTATATTCTCCTTCACTTTCTCCATCCTCTAAATGATTATCATCTACTACAAAATCATCTTTTAAATATCCGCTCTTTGTTTTCATTTCTAATGGAATACTTTCTAATTCATCTTCTTCCTCTTCATCTTCTTTTGCAGTATCAGCTAAATTTTCAAATCCTCCATATAAATCTTCATAAAATTTTTTCCATTCCTCTTCCTCTAAGTCAACATCAGATCCATCTTCATCCTTAGCTAAAAGAGCACATGTTCCAAAATATAAAATATTGTCTACTGGAGGAGGTAACTCATATTTATTTTCTGTATTCGCTTTACCATTATCTCTTGCAAACAAAGTTACAGAGGCAAAGTTATATTTATCTTTTTTATTAGTCCAAGTATGTCTTTCCTCAAATCCATCTGGTTTTTTAAATTTGCATTTTTTATATAATTCATCTCCTTTTTCAGAAACAAATTTACATATTTTTAATTCACCGGTTTTTTCAATAAGCACTATATTAACCATTATTATATCATTATTTAATCGGTTTAAATAGTTTATGATAAATATTATTATGTATATAATACCATGCAATAAATATAAAATAAATATATCTGAATTAGAGACATATTTATTTAATACAGCAGAAAAATTGCATTTTAAAACAAATGAAGGAATTTTTGAAATCTTTGGAGATAAAATATATAAAATAACAGAAAAAAATAATTGTGAAAAATTTGTATTAGAAAATAAAAAAGAATTATTTCAATTTAACTTGAAAAAAAATAACGATGTAAAAAAAGAAATTTATTATATTCCAATCAATTATACTTTTGAAAAAATAAAAACGAAACAATATCAATTGCATAAAAACAGTATTTTAACTTTAAATATAGAAAATAGTAATTATTTTTATTTTACGACAAAGGAAAATGAAATTACAAATTCTCTTAGGGAGGATATGATTTCGTTCTTATCCCTATTAAAACTATATAATTAATATATAATATGTTACCGTGGATAATTCAAATGTCCATAATTTCTTTAATATTAATTATATTAGTTCATTATTTATTTACTTTTTTTAAGACTAATTTGACTATTCCCAAAGTAAAAGATTTAGTAAATAAACCACAAGAACAATATGAAAAATTATTTGATACAATGAGCCAAACTAATATAAAACAACAACCTCTAGAAAATGATACAATGAAAGATGAATTAAAAAATTATTTAAAAGAATTAAGTGGCAAAAAATCTAATGAACATAAATCCAATGTAAATCAAATGGGTGGATTAATGACAGTTGATTCAATGGGATCTAGTGCTTATTCTTCTTTTTAGATTTAGACTTTTTCTTCTTGGTATATTTTACCCATCTTTTAACACCATTTTTAGCTGCTTTTACAACATACATTTTTCCATCATTTCCCTTTTTCTTAGTTCCTTTTGCGCATTTACTTGCTGAATAAGCTGGAGATTTTCGTGTTATGTATTTTTTATCTTTCATTTTTTTACATTTAGAATAACCTCTTCCCCCTACAAATGATAGAATCTGCTTAATTGCATCACGAGATAAAGGATTTTCATTTATTTTTCCAGTATTGGGATCCCTTGTACCTAATTCAATTGCACTAAAAGCTGCCCGTTGGTCTCTTTTTTTCTCATCTGAGGTTATTGCTTCTATAATCATCTTATTCTTTCCATTTTTACTATAATAAACTATTCTCTCTAACCGACCTCTTAACCTATATAATTGAATATATCTATCATTTCTTCTATTATGTGTGCCCGCTATCCATGCTTTATCTCTATGAGTTTCTGCTTCGGATTCAGCTTGTCTTAATTGAGGGATAAGAACTTCTGCGTTTTCAACTACCTTTGGAAGCACCATTAATGCGTCAAGTATTTTTTTTGCAATTTGTTTTTCTTCTTCTGTTCCCTTTTCCATATTTAGAAAATTTTGTTTTATTTTTGGAACATATTGTTCGGGAGTTTCACCTCCATAGGTGCGACCATGGTCTCCATATGTAGGCCAAATTACACCTTTCCATAAATTACCTACCTCATCATTATAATCAGGACTACCAGGAGAAAAAATTTCTCCTAAAAGATTAGAATAATCTTCTATTTTTTCCTCAATTGGAAGTATATTTCGAACTGAAGAGGTAATATGGTCTACTGCTTCTTTTGTAGTAGCTTTTGGAAAATCAGACATTATATAATATAATAACATATTTAAAGTTAATACAATGTAGTTAATATATGAATTTGAATCATCATAATCAAAGTCATTTATTAAAACGATTACCAGATTTGAAACTTCCTTATGATAATATTCATAAGAAAGTTTTTAGTGATTTATATGTATTAATTCCGAAAGGAAAGAAGCATATAGCATGGTTTACTTATTTTCAAGATAAGCGAGTATGTATTTTTATTGAAGTAACCTTAGGAGGTCAAAAACAAATAAATGAAATGTTTATTGTTCCCCAAAGTTATGATAAAAAATTAGTATTAGGAACACTATTTTTTGGAACAGTATTTAATATTGATAAAAAAAAGTATTATTCAATAGAAAATATTCATTACTATAAAGGGAAGAATATAGAAAATAACAATGAAAAATATAAATTATCTTTAATAAAAAATATATTGGAAAAAGAGCTAAAATCATGTTTTTTAACAAATAAAGGAATATGTATGGCAATGCCTATTATTGAGAGTAAATTTGAGAATTGTGTTGAAACAGCTAAATTACTCAGTTATAAAATTCATAGTATACAAAATAGAAATTTACATGGTAAAAATAATAATTATTCCAGCACTTTGTTTAAACAAATAGATGATGATGTTAAATCTAAAATCTTTATTGTAAAGGCCCAACTACAAAATGATGTTTATGATTTATATTATTATAATTCAAGAGAGTTAAAAAAATATGATATAGCATATATTCCTGATTATAAAACAAGCACAATGATGAATAATATATTTAGAAAAATTAAAGAAAATTTAAACCTGGATGCTTTAGAGGAAAGTGATGATGAGGAAGAATTTGAAAATATAAATGATGATAAATATGTCGATTTAAATAAATGCGTAAAAATGGAGTGTGAATTTAATAAAAAATTTAATAAATTTGTTCCAATAAAAATAATGGAAAATGGAAAAGTATGTAATATAAAAGAAATAAAATAATATTTTTTATTCCAAATATATATATGTCCATTGTTCAACAATCCGGTTTAGTAAATAGTCAAAATTCCCATTTTTCTAATCCTGGTTTTTCCAGCAGGGTTGGTGCTGCCTCTGGTTGTGGAGGTTCAGTTACTAGTCCTCAAGCTTTAAATCAATCAGGTATGTATGAGGTTATGAAAATTGGTGGAGCTAAAAAATGTCCTAAGAATTGCAAATGCAATTGTCATAATTGTTATTGCAGAGGAAACTGCTCAGGTAAATGTAGTTGTCCTTGCCATAAAAAATGTCAAGGGAATTGTGGTTGTGGATGCCATAAATGTATGTCTTGTGGAAAAAGACATCGTAAAGGAGGTAAAAAATGTCCCATGAGTGGAGGAAATGGTTATGGATTTTCCAAATCTCAATCTTTAGCTCCTACTTCCGGTGTTAATTCTGGAAATTCTGTTCATTTGGCTGGTTTTACTGGTTATCAAAATAAAGGAATAAATTCAGATACTAATATGGGTGCATCTTCACAATCCGGGGGGTCTGGATATGGATTTGGTTCTGGAGGTATTCCTTATTATTCATATAATCCTTCTCAAGGAGAGAATTTAAGCACTTTTGCTGGATCAGGTTATCCTCCAATTTCCAGACAATTAAATAATCAATGTATTACGCCTCCTATTTTAGTTCAAGGAGGAGGAAAGAGAAGAAAATCAAGAAAGGGAAGAAAATCCAGAAAGGGAAGAAAATCTAGAAAGGGAAGAAAATATTCAATGAGTAAAGGAAATAAAAAAGGAAGAAAATCTATAAAAAGACAAAAAGGTGGTTCAGGTCAATATATGAATAATATTGCCTATTCTCATATTTATTCTACGGGTGCACCTCCCTCTTTAGGACCTAATGAATCAATGTTGGCTTCTCCTCCTCCTATTACTCCTAAGAATGATTGTATGAATTCATGGAAACATTTAGGGGATACACCACCTTATAATGAGGTATATATGTAATTTATATTTTAATTAAACACACACCTTTTAATGGTTCCTCTTTTTTTTTTATTTTATTTGTGCTTTCTTTAGCTTTTGATGGGTCAAATTCAGTTTCCCATTTATCATCTATATAATCCTTATTTTTTGTAGATATGATATTATATTTTTGTTTCATATAATATTGTCGTCTTTTTTGCCATTGTCTTGTAAAAATCTCATGTGAATCAATGATATCAATAACAAGGGGTTGGGTATGTTTCGTTCTTAATATTCTCCCAACCGATTGACATACATCTGTTTTTGGACTTGCCATTAATAATGTAGTTAATGTTTTAATATCTAATCCTTCAGACGCCATCGCATAAGTAGCTATAATGATTTTTTTATTTTCACTTTCTTTTAGATCAGCTTCTTTCATTCCTCCAATATAATAACCGACTGAAGCAATATTTCTATGTTCTACAGCTTTATATAAGTAGGTAATTAAGGATTTATTATGGGCTAATATCATAATCTGTTGATCAGGATTTTTCTGTAATTCATTTTGTAAAACTTTTATAATAAATTCCGATCTATGATTAAAATTACATAATTTTGAAATCATTGTGCTATAAAGAGGATTTCCTTTGTAATCATATTTGATTTCATTAAATTCAGGATCATCATGTTTATAATATATACCCTTAACTATAACACTATGTTCCTTGGTGTCTGTTTTTTCCTTATGAACAATATCTCCTAAAAACATTTTAAATACTTTAGTCAAACCATCTTTCCTTTGCATTGTTCCTGATAATCCCAATGTATAATTAGTAATAGCTTTCATCATACATCTGCTGAACACCTCAGCCCCTAGATGATGAGTTTCGTCGTAGATGGATAAACCAAAACTATCAAATAAATTGTCTGGGTATTCTTTTTGACTTAAAGATTGAAGCATTCCAATTACAATATCTTTATTATCAATATCAATCGTTTGACCTTGGATTTTTCCAACTCTTGCGTTAGGTAAAAATTGTTGAATTCTTTCAATCCATTGATTTAAAAGAAAGGATTTATGAACAACTACTAGGGTTTTCTTTTTAAGTTTAGAAATAATATATAACGCCATTACTGTTTTTCCTTTTCCTGGATCAACATCTAATAATCCACCACCACTATCTTTTACAAAATTAAGATATTTATTAACAATATTAATTTGATATTCTCTCAATTCTCCTTGGAAATCTAGATTAATATTGTCACCAAGAGATAGTTTATTTTCGCAAAAATCCCCGAAATTATCAATTCCAAAATATCTAGGAAGATAAAATTTTTGAGGAGATTCTCTATAAACAGGAAACGGTTCTGGTTGTGCAGGTGATTTAGGCAAGTATGGTTTAACTGTTAATTCATTCCTAATAAATATTTGTTCTTTATTAGTTAAATCTTTCTTATATATTGAATATCCTTTTTTTCCTAAGTAACTCATCTTATTATTAATATAAATTTTTCTTTTTATTCAATTTTATTAAATATTTAGAAAATGCCTCTTCAATTAAAAAAATATATAATAATATG